ACTGCTTCTATTAAATAGAAAGTAAACTCGTATGTACGAGAAGATAACAAGTGATAACATAATAATGTTTGCTATCAAACATTATGACAATAGACAATGCCATGGTGAAGAAGAATTTTTTGATGATATGAAAAGAATAAAATATATCAAAAGATTATTCAAGCGTTATCTAGATACAGGTGAATTAAAAGAACGTTTACTTTTAAATCATTTCATAGTCCTTAAAAATATGTTTGGTTCAGATGCTTCCATAACATTGCTCCTATTTAAATTAGAGAAAGAATATTGGTCTTTACTAAAGACTTTTTTAGTCTTTCTAAATATGTTAAGGGAAGGTGAATTAACAGACATAGAAGTTAATGATACAATCCTTAATAAATTAAAGGAAATATAAAATGGGAAGAGCAGTAGATTTATTTGTAACTTACAGATTTTTGAAGTTACTTACAATGCCATTTGAAAAACAAGATGCATACAAATTAGGTATCATCGATAAGAATGGTCACAGAATTAAAAAAGAAAAATCTACCAAACCAGCAGTAGAACTATCTACTACTGAATTAAAAAATTCATATACAATCCTACACAAATTAGTTTTCAATATCAAAAAGATTTTTGCAAAAGTGCCTGGTCTTAGATCGAAGGTTGGTACTTATGCGGCCGCATTATTCCTATTGAAAGATACATTTAAAGAAAGTGTGGATGACCCAGATACCTTTGAAAGACAGTTTTTAAACTATCTAGAAGAACAAGGAATACAACTAGACGGGTCTATTTCTGAAGAAATCATAGGATTTGGCGAACAACTTCCAAAAGGTAAGTATCGTCTAAAACAAGATATACTAAATAAACAAGAGGAAGAATTATCGGCAAAGAAAGGCGATATAGTTATTGCATTTGACGATGAGGCACCAGTAGATACTGTACTTGGTGTTGACATTTTTCCTGTTGTACATGAAAAAACACAAGAAAAAATATATATTAGTTTAGAGGATATAGAAAATGCCTAAGACGTTTACAGATATGAGAGAGAACAGAGCCGCTGATATGATTAAGTATTACGATGGTCAAAAAACTAATCGTACACTTATGTTAAAGTATGATAGAAATCCAACTAAAGTTGCATCAGCTTTAAAACAAATGGGAAAAAGATTAAAACTTTCTTCAAAGACAAAAGGCAAAGATCAATTTGAAATCAAAGGCGATCTAAGAGATTTAAATATGTTTATGAGATACTTAAATACTAAAGGTATCGAACCAGATGTAAAATTAGAAGATGTACAAAAAGAAGACATGGACAAGTATTACAGTGACCCTAAAATGGGTATCGGTAAACCAAAAACTTACAATGTTAAAAAACAAAAATTTGATGAAGATGCACCAATGAATTCAGCAGGTGCTGGAAATGTAGCAGGTATTGGAGTTGGACCAGACGGTGAACCTGGTATGAAAAAAAAGAAAAAGAAAAACCCATACGATGGTCGAACAAAAGAAGCAAGAAAATTTTTTAATAGAATGACAGAAAGAAAATCTAAATTAGCAGCTAAAGTTTCAAAACAAGTAGAGAACTTTAATCACGAATATACTCTAGTAGAAAACAATATTGATATGTTAAAAGATATTGTTAAAAAGAAACAAAACAAACCTGTTAAATTCAAAGACGGACAAATGAAAGTTGATCTATATACAGCATCAGCAATTACGCAAGTTTACGATAAAGTTAATTCAGCAAACAAATCAAAAATTGACAAGATGGTAAACTCTAGAAAAGCAGACTTTTTAAAGATTTCAAATGCAGTCTTTAAAATGTTAAACAAATAGGAGTACTTATGTTTGAATTAATTTTATCACTAGCAATTAAATTTTGGATGTGGACAGCAGTTATCACATTTATAATCATAGGTTTTATTATCAATATGTTTGATAAAAAAATTGATGGCAGAGTAGGTTTTAAATACAAAGAATATCCAAGCATGAAACCAATAAGAATTGCAACAAAAGGTAAAGGTTTTTTTAGTGCAATTAAAATGTGGTTATTAGGTTCTAGACAATGGGAAATATCAGAGGATTTTGAATATCAAATAAACAAACAAACTTACGTTATTCCAAAAGGATTTAAATTTGATGGTGCTAGTATTCCAAAATTTTTTAGAAGTTTCTTATCACCAACAGGTGTATTACTATTAGGTGGACTTGTTCATGATTATGCTTACAAGTATGCAGCTTTAAAACCAGGTGGAAGAGGTGCAAGAAACAAACCTTTATTACTACTAGATCAAAAAAGAGCAGATGAAATTTTTAGAGATATTAATATTGAAATTAATGGTTTCTTTTTATTAAACTATCTAGCATATTGGGGTTTAAGAGTTGGTGGTTTCCTTGCATGGAACGGACACAGAAAAGTAAACGCAAAGATCAAGTAAATGAAATCATTTAAAGAGTACGGTTTAGATATTACTGTTGGTGGAAGAGGTGGTGCATATGGACTTATGGTTCCTCAAGCTGACTTGAGAACTGAACCTTTAAATGCTAATAAAACAACACCACTAGACAATGTATCTGCAAAACTAAACCCAAAAGATAGATTGGAATATCTTAAATTGTTAAACAAAGCATTATCAATAATGCCTGCTTCACACAAACAAAAAGAGATTATCAAACAATTAAATGTTTATCGTGTGAAGGCCAAAGCTAAACCCTTGACAATACCCAAATAATCTGTTACATTAAACAGATGAAACTCAAAGAATATGTTAAACAAGATTATGTTAATAATTTAGATTATTACAAAGACACTATTGGTTATGCAGATTTAGAACAACCTGGTTGGACAAGATTAAATAATGTTGAAATACCTGATATAGATTTTATCAAAAGTATTACAAATGATGAAAGATCAGACGGACATAATGATGACAATGTTTACACATATGGTAGACATGACGAATTAGATTTATGGGGAAAGACAACTTTCCCTAATGTAAAATTTCAAGATTGCAGAGTACAACTGCAAAAGCCTGGTGACAAGGTTGACCCACATGTAGATACCTTAATAGGTCATATACAAAAATGGATTGATCGAGACCCAGCAATAGGAGAATTAGAACATTCTATAGAGCATCCAAATGCTGATTTAAAAGCAGTAAGATACTTTATCGGAGTACAAGATCACATTCCTGGTCAAAATTTCATAATAAATAATAAACAGTGGATATGGAAATCAGGTGATGTAATCTCGTTAAATGTTTGGCGTGGTCTACATTATACAGAAAACAAAAGTAATGTTGATCGATATATAATTAAATTAACAGGAATAGAGGAGTAAAGATATGAAACAATGGATAACTAGCAGATTAAAGGAAAGAACTACAATAGATGGCGCAGTACTAATAGGCGCTGGAGTTGCGTTCTTAATTTTTAAACCAATTGCAGCTATCGTTGCATATGTTGCCATAGGATATGGCGCTTGGACTATTTGGAAGAAAGAGAAATAAATAATGTTTTCATCAATCAAAATTTTTATGATTGGCATAATCGCCACTGCTGTAATAGGTGGTGGCTTTTATGTAATGAAGTTGAGAAGTGATAATGCTATCCTAAAAGCAAATCAGATTAAACTTGAGGAAGCAGTACAAGATCAACAGGCAGTCATAGAACAACAAAAGGTAGACTTCAAAAAAATACTTGAAGCAAATAAAAAATTAAACGAAACAAACAATATTCTAAAAGCAGAGTTTAAAGCTTTAGACGAAAGATTTAATAAAAAAGGCAGAGACTTTGGTAATCTTGCAATAAAGAGAACTAAAGTAATTGAAAAAATAATTAACAAAGGGAGTGCGAATGCAAAGCGTTGCGTTGAAATAGCAATGGGTGCTCCTTTAACTGAAAAGGAAAAAAATGCTACTAAGAAGTCACAGATTAATTCTGAATGTCCTAGTCTCGCTAATCCTAGTTACGTCCCTTACTAGTTGTACAGGTGTAAAAAGATTAGATATATTTAAGACAGAGGTAAAGAGAGAACCACTTAATCTTCCAGCACCAGAACCTGTGCTGTTAGAAGATTTAAATTTTATTATTATTACTTCAGAAAATGCTGAAGAAGTATTTAAAAAATTAAAAAAAAAAAATATAGACCCTGTGTTATTTGGTCTCACAGATGATGACTATGAAACTCTTGCTAAAAACTTTGCACAAATAAGAGCATATATCATAAAACAAAATATAACTTTAGAACAATACAAAGAGTATTACGAATCCCAAACTGAGCAAAAAGATAAATAATACCATGAGTGACTTACATACCGATGTAGAAATCCTTAAAAAAGATATGAAAGATATGAAGTCTATTCATAGAAGGTTAGATAATGCTATAATTAAAATAACAGATGTATCATCATCTATTAATAAAATGTTAGCAGTACACGAAGAAAAAATATCAGCCCAAGAAGATGCGGTCAAAGATACAAATTTTGTTGTAGAAGGTAGAAGACAAGAGTTTAACGAAGACATAAAAGATATTCATTCAAGAATAACAAAAAACAACGAAGAAATTATAGCAAAGATGAATGAACAAGCATTAAAAAGAACTGAAGAATTAAACCTTCTCAAAAGTGAAATGATGACTAAAGTTGGAACGTTAGAAAAATGGCGTTGGATGATTATTGGTGCATGTATTGTAATTGGATTTGCATTACACAAAATGATGAACTTTCAATTGTTGATTAATTAATATTATTTTTTTGCTATATTATGGATAAAGCTTATTATAAAACCTTACAACCACTTATTGATAGTGGACACTTAGAAGCTGCAATAAATGGTACATATAAATTTCCTGGTGGTGTTAATCTTTTCCCTGGCACTAGTTGCATGTTCGAATGTGCCTTTTGTGGAAGAAACTACAATGCCAGACATCCCAACTATAACTATTTTTACGATACCCTTTTAGATCAAGACCCTAAAGATAATCCAAAAAGATATAATATTTCTGGTGGATTAGAACCTCTTACATATAACGAAATAGATAGACTAGCAAAAGACCTAGTTGATAGAGGATTCATATCTAGACTAGTAACAAATGGTTACTTGTTAACAAAAAAGAATTTACAAAAGAAACCAAACCTATTAAGACTACACCATATACGAGTATCACTTTATGGTTATTCAAGACCACAAACCCTCTTGACAACTAGACATGAAAAGGCGTATGATGTAGTTAAACAAAATCTTACAGACTATAATAAATTAAATGATAAACCACCTTTACATATTAACCATGTCATACTACCAACAGACTTTGAAAACTTAGATAATATATTGAATTACATAGACGACATTGGAGGGGTAGATACTTTATCATTAAGAGAAGACTTTTCTTTTAAGTACCCGATTAGCGATAGACAGCGACTACAGGACAAGCTTCTAGACTTCAATGAGAAGATAAATACTAGATCAATGAAAGTTGATTACGGATACGCTCTAGAGGGATTGTTAGAGGGAAGAGAAGTAGAACTTCTAAGAGTTAATTATAAACAATTAACAGATACACAATCACCTCAAGTAAGAATAGCGATAGACCCAAAGGGTGATATATATTCATACTTTGAGGCAGCTTTTATTGATAGAAATAATTCAGAAAGGCATATCTTAGGAAATGTTATCAACTCATCAATTCAAGATGAACTTAAAAATCTAAAAAAAATTAAACCAGAGGAAAATGATATTGAATTTTTCGATGCATTCAATCACGTTATAGAAGGTTACAAATGGATGAAATTACAAGAAACGAACCAGTAATAAAGTTTGAAAAAACAATCGCTGAATTTTTTGGAGCACCATATGGTGTTGCAGTTGATAGTTGTACAAATGGATTAGAACTTTGTTTTAGATTAGATCAACAACAAAGAGGTAAGAAAGTTATCATTGCAAAAGTACCTCTTTACACATATGTTTCTATTCCTAATATGCTAGACAAGATTGATCAACAATGGAAATGGGAAGATAACAAATGGATAGGATACTATAATCTAACAGATGAAATTATTGATGCAGCAGTATATTGGAAAAAAGGTGGTTATGTACCAGGCACAAAAATGGTTTTAAGTTTTCAAAGAACAAAACATTTATCCACAGACAGAGGTGGAATGATATTACTAGACAATGAAGAAGATGCATCTTTACTTAGAAAAATGGCATATGACGGAAGAGCCAGAACAGATGTAGCATGGTGGAAACAAGAAATAGATGTAGTTGGGTATCATTACTATCTATCACCATCCAAAGCAGAATTGGGAATGAAAAATTTTGAAGCAGTAAAAGACGCCCAAGTCAAAGAGAAAAATTGGGATTACTACAGAGATATAAGTAATTACCCTATATTCAAAACTAGAAAATTCGATTTAAAATAACCCTTGACAATATCATGATTTAGGTGTATTATCATCCTAATGTACTTAGAACAAAAATATCTATTATTAGCATCACCACAATTAGGGCTCTTTAAGAAAAAGAGTAATACCCTATACAACTTTCGTTGTCCTTATTGTGGCGATAGTCAAAAACATAAAATGAAGGCAAGAGGATATTTCTTTGCCAAAGATAATAGTCTTATTTACAAATGTCATAACTGTGGTGTAGGTGCAAACTTACCCAACTTCTTAAAAAAGTTAGACCCTAAATTATACAATGAATTTATGACAGAAAAGTTTAGGGAACAACCTGAACGATTTGCAGAGATCAAACTAAAAGAAGAAACTAAAAAATTATTAAAAGAAACTACATCTAAGTTAAGATCAGTTAAAAAAATATCACAACTTCCGATTGAACATTCGGCAAGAAAGTTTTGTGATATGCGAATGATTACTAATAACAAGCATTACTTAATTTATTACACTGATCAGTTTTATAAATTTATAAACACACTTGTTGAAAATAAGTTTCCTAGTATTGAAAAAGATCATCCTAGATTATTAATTCCTTTTTTTGATGAAAAAAATATTTTATTTGCCATTCAAGGGCGGTCTCTAGGAAATGAGAGTCCTAAATATATCACTATCAAAATTAATGAGGACAAAGATAAACTCTACGGATTAGAACGAGTTGATTGGAACAAGACTGTTTATGTAGTAGAGGGGCCTCTAGATAGCCTATTTTTAGATAATGCAATTGCAACAGCTCAGTCTGATTTAAGAGTTGCAAACAAAGAGGTAGCAGTTTTGGTACCTGACAACGAACCACGAAATAAAGAAGTGGTAAAACAGATTGAGAAATATATAAATGAAAAATACAATGTTGTGATTTGGCCAAGTGATATAAAACAAAAAGATATAAATGAAATGATAATGTCTGGTAAAACTGAACGAGACATTAAAGATATTATTGCCCGTAATACATTTAATGGTTTACTTGCAAAAACAAAGCTTAGTCAATGGAAAAAGGTTTAAAAGATAAACGGGGTAATCCTGTACCAAGTTTTCAAAAAGATTTTAAAAACCCTTTTGGGTCAAAGTCTTATTGTACCAAACCTTTTTGTCAAACATTTACAGATGCAGCTAATAGATATAGGTTGTGTGCTGATGCTGGGATAACGGAAGAAATAAAAGATATGAATATAGAAACAACTTTACCTTTAGACTATCATTACTCACCAGAAATGGATAAAGTAAGAGAGAAAATGTTAAAGGGTGAAAAGGTAAGTGGTTGTGAAATTTGTTACGAACAAGAATCTAAAACAGGTTGGTCTTATCGTCAACAATACATGTCAAGGATTGATGAATATGGTTTAACAGAATTTCCTAGAGCACCTTTAAAACCACGTATCAAATTAAGAACGATTGGTACTAAATGTAATCTTGGTTGTTTTATGTGTAGAGCTTATGATTCATCAACAAGACGTAAAGAATTAACTCAAGCAAACTTATGGGATGAGTGGCGTGATACAGGAATTAAAGAATATGAAAATACTAGAGTTAGAAGTGTAGGTAATAAAAGACATAAAGAAATTTTGAAACATCTTAAAGAACACGAAGATGGTATTCATATGTTTCATATGTGTGGTGGAGAACCATTAATATTAGATAGATGCTGGGAAATACTTGATCAAGTTTCAGACAAAGCAGCCTCTAAACAAAAATTAGTTATTACTACAAACTTAACAACTTTAGATTATAAAGGTCATAGTGTAAATGCATTAGCAGAAAAATTTGGAAAACTAGAACTTGAAGTTTCATGTGATCATTATGGTGAAAAATTTAGGTGGATTAGATACCCAATTGATGTAGATGTATTTGAAGAAAATCTATATAGAATGAGACCACACATTGAAAGAATACAATGTACAGTTTCAATACTTAACATATTTGACCTAAAAGAAATAGAAGATTATTACATGGATAATTTTGGTATTACTGTTCATTGGTATGCGCTGTATAGTCCTACCTCATTATCGATAAAGAACTTACCAAACAAAGATGAGATTCCATATATACCAACAGACGAAATTAAAGGCGAGTTAATGAAAGAATGTGTTCCTAGTGAACTTGCAAAAGGATACAAATATATTAATAGCCTTGAGGCTCATAGAGGGTTTAAATACCCATCAAACAGATAGGAAGAATAATGAAGAAGCAATACTTAGGAATACAAATAGATTTAAACAGAGACGAAAACTTATCAGATCAAGCCTCAAAATTACTTAAAGATTATTATTGTATAGAAGGTGAACCATCACCACAGTATGCATACGCAAGAGCGGCTAGAGCATATTGTTATGATGATAAAAAACTTGCACAAAGAATTTATGATTATGCTTCTAAAGGTTGGTTTATGTATTCATCACCTGTATTATCAAATGCACCTTTACCTAATAAAAAACCAAAGGCATTACCTATCTCATGTTTCTTAACTTATGTACCAGATACACTAGAAGGTTTGATTGATCATACTTCAGAATTAAGATGGTTGTCTGTTAAAGGTGGTGGTGTTGGTGGACATTGGACAGACGTAAGATCAGTTTCAGATATTGCACCTGGGCCTATTCCTTTCTTACATACTGTTGATGCTGACATGACAGCATATAGACAAGGTAAAACAAGAAAAGGTTCTTATGCAGCTTACTTAGATGTATCACACCCAGACATTATGGAGTTTTTAACTATTCGTATTCCAACAGGTGACATTGGTAGAAAATGTTTGAACTTACATAACGCAGTAAATGTTACAGATGACTTTATGAATGCAGTTAGAAATGATGAAATGTGGGAACTCAAAGACCCAAATGATGATACTGTTAGAGAAATTATTAAGGCAAGAAAATTATGGGAACAAATTTTAGAAACAAGATTTAGAACAGGTGAACCATATGTAAACTTTATTGATACAGCGAATAAGTATCTACCAGAAACACAAAAGAAACTAGGATTAAAAATACATGGTTCTAATTTGTGTAATGAAATACACTTACCAACAAATGATGATAGAACTGCTGTGTGTTGCTTATCATCTTTGAATTTAGAATTGTATGATGAATGGAAAGACACACCTGTTGTGAGAGACTTAATTCGTTTCTTAGATAATGTATTACAATACTTTGTGGACAACGCACCAGACACATTAAAAAGAGCAAAGTATTCTGCATCGCAAGAAAGATCATTAGGTCTTGGTGCAATGGGTTATCATTCATACTTACAAAAACATATGATTCCATTTGAAAAATCAGGTGAAATCAATAAAGAAATTTTTAGTTTTATTAGATCAGAGGCAGATGCTGAAACTCTTACGTTAGGAAAAGAAAGAGGAGAAGCACCTGACATGAAAGGTACAGGAAGAAGAAACGCACACTTATTAGCAATTGCACCTAATGCCAATTCGTCTATGATTGTGTCAACATCACCCAGTATCGAACCCCATAAAGCAAACGCTTATACGCATAGAACAAGAGCAGGTTCACATCTAATAAAGAATAAATATCTGTCGCAACTCTTAGAAAAGTATAACATGAATAAGAGTGAAGTTTGGACAGGGATTGTGACTAATAGTGGTTCAGTACAACACTTGCAGTTTTTAACAGTTGAAGAAAAAGAAGTTTTTAAAACAGCAGTTGAGTTAGATCAAATTAGAATGGTTGAACTTGCAGGTCAAAGACAAAAGTATCTAGACCAAGGTCAATCATTGAACATCTTTTTTCCAGCAGGTGCATCTAAAAAGTATGTACAACAAGTACACTTTAGAGCATGGGAAACAGAATGTAAAGGATTATATTATTTAAGAACAGAGGTAAGTAATCGTGCAGAAAATATTACAACAAAAGTAGAATTAAATAAATTAACAGATTATTCTGAAGTTAAGAAGGCTGAAGAGGAATGTGTTTCTTGTCAAGGATAGAAAGGTAAAGAAAAATGGACGTACAAATATATACAACACCAACTTGTGGTTATTGTTTAAACGCAAAGAATTGGTTTAAAGAACATGGAATAGAGTTTAGTGAACACTCACTAGTTAACGATGACGATAGACTAGAGTTTTTTCAAAGAGTAAACAATGTAGAAGAAAAATTAGGGAACAATCAACCAGGTGTTATGTCTGTTCCACAAATTTTTATTAATGGAGAAAGAATTGGTGGGTTTACAAATCTATTAGAAAACTCTGAAAAGATTTTAAAAAGAAGAGGTGGTGGACTGTATAAGTTTTCTGAAACATACAAACCATTTTATTTTCCTTGGGCTGTTGACTTTGTACAGAAACACGAAAAAGTTCATTGGATTGAGGACGAAGTTGATCTATCCGAAGATGTTACTGATTGGAAAGCTGGAAGAATGACCGAAGTTGAAAAAGACTTTGTAACAAATGTTTTGAGATTGTTTACACAATCAGATGTTGCAGTTGGTCAAAACTATTACGATCAGTTTATTCCTAAATTTAAAAATAACGAAATAAGAAATATGCTTGGTTCATTTGCATCAAGAGAAGGTATTCATCAAAGAGCATATGCATTACTTAACGAAACACTTGGTCTACCAGACGAAGAGTTTCACGCATTCTTAGAATATAAAGAAATGGCAGACAAAGTAGATTTTATGATGGATTCAAATACAAATACTAAAAGAGGTATGGCACTTGCATTAGCAAAATCTGTTATGAATGAAGGTGTGTCTTTGTTTGCATCGTTTATTATGTTGTTAAACTTTCAAAGATTTGGCAAGATGAAAGGATGTGGTAAGATTGTAGAGTGGTCAGTAAGAGACGAGTCAATGCACGTTGAAGGTATTGCACACCTATTCAGAGCATTCTGTTCAGAAAATGCATCTATCGTTGACAATGATTTGAAAAAAGAAATCTATGAAATGTCTTCAAAAGTTGTAGACCTAGAAGATAAGTTTATTGATCTTGCATACAAAATGGGTGAACCACAAGGTCTTCCTAAAGAAGATGTGAAGAATTACATCCGATATATAGCTGATAGAAGACTATTACAATTAGGATTAAAAACAAACTTTAAAGTAAAAGAAAATCCTATTGCTTGGTTAGAGTGGGTTTTAAATGCAGCTGATCATACTAATTTCTTTGAAAACAGAGTAACAGAATATGAAGTTGCTGGGTTAACAGGGGATTGGCACGAAGCATATGGCTCACCAAAAGACAGAGTTGTATGTGATGATGATACAGGTACATGTGAAATTAAGGTAGCAGTATAACATGTCAAAGAAGACAATACTTTGTGAACATTGCGAGGCATCTTTCTCGTTAAGATATGATATGGATGATGACTACTTTAAACCAAAGTATTGCCCTTTTTGTGGTGACGATTTACCAGAGGAAGATGAGTATAGTATATTAGAAGAGGATGACAATGAGTGAAAAATTAAAAAACCCTGTAGTAAAAAACTTTACGAGTTTTTATGAACAAAAAGATATTACTGTTGATCACAGTATAGTAATTGTCCATGTACAAGAAAAGTTATCACACTCTGTACAAAGACTTATCGAAGAGTGTAAAAAACAAAAGATAAAATTTTATCTTTGTAATGTTGATGGTGCTTATATTGAAGATGGTTTCTTGTATCGTGGAAAAGACGATAGAGGTTTTAAACTATCTGACAATGTAGTTTCAATTATCTTAGGGGATGTACATCAAAAAGATAGTTATTTAAACTTCTTATCTGAATTAGAAAGAACAGGATGTACTCTTGTTAATAGTAGAAGAACTATTGAAGTATGTTCAGACAAATATAGAACATATCTAAATTTAAAAAGAGCAGATATTTCTCAACCTAAAACAGTTTTAATTCCAAACAAAGATGCTGCCGAAGATGCATTAGAAAAACTTGATACAAAGTTTCCTATTATTTTAAAGACTACAAAAGGTTCAAAAGGTATTGGTGTTATCTTTATTGAATCCGAAAGAAGTTATAACGCAACAGTACAATTACTACTTAAAATTGACGAAGACGTTGAGTTATTAATTCAAGAATATATAAAAACAGACGGTGATATAAGAACTATTGTTTTAAATAATAAAGTTATTGCGTCTATGAAAAGACATGTAATTGAAGGTGACTTTAGATCAAACTTCTCTCAAGGTGGAAAAGTATCTAAGTACAACTTATCAAAAGAAGAAGAAGAAAAAGTATTACTAACTGCAAAAAAAATAAATGGAAAATGGGTAGGAGTTGATTTTATTCCTACAAAGGATGGCCCAAAAATTATTGAGGTCAATCACTCACCAGGGTCTGAAGGTATCGAAGATGCATCAGGCCAAAATATTATGGGAGAACTAGTTGGACTTTGGAAAGATGAAACAACAAGAGAACATGTAGCTGAAGAATGTGGTTATCTAGAAATGCTAAACATTGAACCATTTGGCCCAATCATTGCAAAATTTGATAGTGGTAATTCTTCATTGTCTGTAATTCATGGTGACACAATTAAATACGATGCGTCTAAGAAAACTGTTACATGGAAACTATTTGGTAAGACTATTACAAAACCTTTAGATCATATTAAAAAAGTAAACCTTGGTGGTCTTAGAGATTACAAAGAAACTAGATATGTTGTTAAGTTAGATGTTGAGTTTGCAGGTAAAACATATGAAGATGTATTATTTACTATTGATGATCGACCAGATACTAGAACAAGAATACTACTAAACAGGGGTTTTATGACAAGACTAAATGTTATGGTTAATCCACAGAAAAAATATGTCTTGACAAACAAGATCATTACTGATAAGATGTTTAGAAGTGATTAAGCATTCTGTCATATTTGGCCCTGGGTACGAACATGATAGAATAAAACATTTAAGAAAGTGTGCATCAATACGAGCAAGATATAAAGTAAGAGTTGATGTAACTGATTATAGAATTATTGGAAATGAAATTTGGAAAGATGAACATTGTAATGCAGACCTTATTGAATTCTTCGGTGACAGAAAATTTTGGACGTGGTTTGAAAAGGTATATATATTAAAAGAGAAAAGTGATATAGAAGAAGAAAGATTTAATTATGAGAACACAATCAGCAAAAGCAAAGGGTAGAAGACTACAACAGTGGTTTAGAGACCTTTTAATCAAAACACTAAACATCCATGAAGAAGACATAGAGTCAAGATCGATGGGTGCAGGCGGCGAAGATTTAATTATGGCTCGTGACGCCAGACAAAAATTTCCATATTCAATCGAATGTAAGAACCAAGAGAAAATTAATCTTTGGGAATCATACGAACAAGCAAAACAAAATTCTAAAACTTATGAACCTATTGTGGTAATGAAACGCAATAATTCAAAACCTTTAGTCTTAGTAGATGCAGAATATTTTGTATCACTACATAAAAAAAATAATAACAATGGGAGTAGCGATGCCGAAAATGAGAATGTTCAAATTTTGGAACGAAACGGGTCTTGAAAAAGAAACGGAACAACTATCTCTGAAGAGAGCTGTAAAAGCAGTACAAGGAGATTATAAAGATCAGTTTATTGGAGTAGAATATATTACCAAAAAAGGTAAACAAATAGAACAAAGAATTAAATTACCCTACGGAAGAAAATATCGTCAAGCATTAGCACAGGAAGCGAAAAGAGCAGCTGCTAAAAAAGCTATGGAGAAAAGGTAATTTATGATAGGAAGAAATACATCAGGTTATGAAAAACCTAGACCTAAAAAAACTTCTCAAAGTAGAAGAAGTAGAAGCGTGAAAATGTCTTCTATGAATAAACATAAGAAACGACAATATAAATCATACAGAAAACAAGGAGTAGTATAATGGAAAATCCACATGTATATATGTTAAATCAAATCGAAGTCTATAAAATGGAAAACGAAAGATTTACAGAAAAAGGTATCAAGTCTGCTGGAACAAAGGCAAGAAAAGCATTAGCAGAAATTGGTAAATGTGTTAAACTAAGAAGAAAAGAAATACAAGAAGCAAAAAATCAGAGTAAGGGTTAAGTTGATGAACGTACTTGTAATTACGGCACACGCAGACGATTTAGAACTTTCTATGGGCGGCTCAGTTAAGAAGTGGACAAAGGATGGTGGGACAGTAGATAACATCATCCTAACCACTGATAAAAGAAGAGAAGATGCTATTGATGACACGACAAGAATATTAGGACATCAAGCAATCTTTTATCCTAGTCACTTGTTAGAAACTGCAAGACCTGTAATGAATCATAAACTTGTAAAAGACATGGAACAATTTATTAATACATGTCAATTTACAAAACAATTAAAAGAATATGATTATGTAATTACACATTGGAAAGAAGATTGGCATCAAGATCATCAAACTTGTTATAATCTAGTTAGATCGATGCAAAGAAATCAACCAATGCAAGTTATGTACATGGAGTCATATCCATATTGTAACAAGTACAGTAACTTTGACCCAAATGTTTTTGTTGACATTACCGACACTCAAACTTATAAAGAAGATAGCATATTTGCTTTTGGCGATTTGTTTAATGTTGCTTGGATAAAAGGAGTAAAAGGCCTTGATACATATAGAGGTTCATTCATCAAAGCAGATTATGCTGAGTGTTATAAGTTGGATACAATGATACTATGAAAAGATACTTTGATGAAGTCTGGCCAGAAGAAGAAAAGATTTTAGGTATTGGTTTAAAACAATCAAAATTACACAAAGCAGAGAGACAAGAATTGACATTAGAACAAGAAGTTGAAAAATGGATTGAACAGAGCATATCAAAACCAAATAAGATTTTTGGTAATCTACCACCATGTCCTTATGCAAGGAAAGCATGGAAAGATAAAAAGGTAAGTGTGCTAACAGATACATTCTCACTTGATTATGACAAACTAAAGACTGGTGAGTTAGATGTAATTCTTATCGTGCTAGAGGGAGCGACCTTTGAAACCCTTTTGGACGAGAAAAAAAGTCTGCAAAAAAATTTGGGTAAAGGGGTCGTTGTGTTAGAAGATCACCCAGAGCAAAAAGAAGAAGTTGGTGGTATGAATTTAAATTTTGGTAAACCTGTTTTATTTGTACAAAGTAGAGATAAATTAAATGAAGCTAGAAAGTATCTAGAAACTAAAGATTATTATAAAAATTTTGATAAGGAGTATAAAGATGATATACTGTCGAATTAAACTATCTAAAACTAATTACAAATCTTATGAAAACTCTCTTATATTAGACAAACCTAATATTAAAGAAATACAAAAAATTTACAAACAATATTGTGATCACAAAAGATTTAAATCTGTTATGCCAATATTTGAAAACGATGTTAAAATACATAAAGTTATGGCATATTATCATGAAGGTGAGTTTGTGGCATTTAGTTTATTATATGAATTAGATGAACACAATATAGAAGCATTACAATTTGCATGGAATTACAAAACACCAAAATTAAGATTAGGTATTGTAAGTTTAGAAAATGAATGTAATTGGGCAAAAGCAAATGGTTACAAATATCTTTATCTTGGTAGAGGCGATGTTTATAATAATCCCAATAACTATAAAAATCAATTTAAAGGATTTGAAGTACTAGGAGCTTTATAATGGACTTATATACAATATACGCAGATCATCATGAAAATATAGATGCTAAAGAATTTATAGGAAAGATGAAACCTTTCTTAGATGGTCTTGTTAAAATGAATAGAATGGTTTCATATAGAATAACTAGAGCAAAACTAGGATTTAGGTCTATGGACTTACCAGAGTTTCGTATTGATATGAATTTTAATAACATGCAACAATTAGATGATGCAATGACAAGTATTATTAGAAATGAAAAAAGTATAGATGATAAACATGTAAACTTTAATAAACTCGTAGATGTTGAAACCATTCAACACTTTTTATATAGGGACTACCCAGATGAAAGTTAATAGTTGGACTCATTGGCAACCTTTGAAACAAGTTGTTCTTGGAAATGTATTTTCACCAGAATTTTTTGAAGATGTTAAAGATACAAAGTTAAGAGATTCTTTACAAAGAGTCATGTATGAGACTAAAGAAGATTTAGATGGTATCAAGAAGACACTAGAAGACTTAGGTGTTGAAGTTATTCAAGTAGATGATCGTTGGGCAGATAGTCTTGGTTTAAATCCTCATAAGACTTTTGGAGAGTTTTTAGAAAAATCAAAAACATCAAAAGGCCCTATGGCATTAGCAAAACCACTTATGTCACCTAGAGACAATTATATTACTATGGGTAATGATTTACTTATAAGTGCTCAGTACAATCCACAAATGGCAATAGATGGTAAACATCCTTTAGATATGTTTGATGTTGATCTAACTTTAATTAAAGATATGTGGAAAAACATTGGTAGTAAATTAGGTCCATTTAGACCAAATGAACAAGAATTAAAAAATGAGTTGTGGACGGAACAAGAATACTTTGATATAAACATGAAACGAGACCCAGCTGCATTTAGACAGTATGTATGGGAAACTTGGAATTTTGCAGCACCACATATAACAAGAATAGGTGATACAATACTTATTGATGAGGGGCAACATAATTATAGAAAAGGAATTTCAGAATGGTATAATAAATTTAGACCAGACCATAAATATAAATTTAAACTTATTGATATTGGTGGACATAATGATGGTTCTATGAATATACCAAAACCTGGTTTAGTTATTGGTTCACCATGGATGGAAAAAGATTTCTTTAAAGAAACATTGCCTGGTTGGGATTGTTTGATTATTGAACATCCAAATAATTTTGAACAACAGTTTCCAAAAGAATATGAAGACTATAAGGCTAAAAAACGAGCTGATATGCTTTGGTATGTTGATGAGGAAAAAAATAATACAGCATTTGGAAATTTTGTTGATTTATATTTAAAAGAATGGGTTGGATTTATGGAAGAGTCGGTCTTTGAAGTTAATATGTTAAGCATAGATGAAAAAACTATTTTATCATTTAACAAACAAAAAGAAGTACACAATAAATTAAGACAACATGGAATAGAACCTATCTACACTAGATTTAGACATAGACATTTTTGGGATGCAGGTTTACATTGTTTAACACTAGATACAGTAAGGGAAGGTGGTTGTGAAAGTTATCTATGATAAACTTTTGTGTTTTAAAATTTGGTAAAGAATTAAAAGGAAGATCAACAATTGATTTAGTAAATGAAATAGTTGAACCTATAAAAGATATTGCTTTACATTGTTATACAGATAATCATGATGGTATCGATGGTAGATTTAATGTATATGAATTATCAGAGGAAGATAAAGAAAAACATATTCATTGGAACATGATGAAGTTTTTTGACCCAGAGTTTATCGGTGCAAAAGAAACAGATCAAACTATTTACATGGATATTGATGTAACATGGAACAAAGACCCATCGCCTATGATTAATCATGTTATTAACTCTAGTGAAATACTTGGTATTGATAGACATTGGAAAACAGATGAAACAAATGATAATTGTAATTTACATGATAGTTTTTTAAAGTTTAATTCACACGATTTTAAATATATTGCACAATGGTATTTTTCAGACCCAAAATGGTATCAAACACACTATTATGAAAATAAAAAAGTTTCTGTACCTAGATATGGTGTACAAAATTTTATATGGGAAAGTGTCAATAAAGTCGCAGGCAAAAACATAAAATTTCTACCTTCTCACTATGTTATGAAATCTCACAAAGATAAATATAGTATATACGCTGAACAATACAGTAAGAAAACGGGTAGGGACTATTATAAAGACTTTGACGAAGCAATACTGCATTATCTCACATAGGACAGAGGAGTCTGCCTTTGACTAGACAGTCGAAGATTAGACTCAGAAAGAAGCGTTTCATACAACGCTGTAATAGACGAAAAGTCTATCGTAGAATACTACAGGGGTATATTTCCCCCTCATTTTTTGCAAATTTAATTCAAAATATTTCAATTATGGAATAGGACTTGCATCTATTTTTGGTCTAGGGTGTCATTTTTTTGACGCTGATTTTATAAATAGATGTAAAAACTAAATTCTATGAGGGAATATTTTCACATGCTTAAAAAGTCGATAATTGCCATACTATCAGTATATTGGTTGTTCATGATTGTGGCACCTGCGTTTGCAGAAACTAATACAGTATCATCGACAGTAACAGGTACAACAACAGTTGATAAAACACCTGGTACAGCATCAGCACCCAATGTAATGGTAAACAATCAAGACGTATGTTCAACAGGTGTATCTGCCGCAGTACAAACACAGGTATTAGGTGTCGCAGCTGGAACTACAGTTAGAGATTTAAATTGTGAAAGACTAAAATTATCTAAAGCATTATATGGTATGGGTATGAAAGTGGCCGCAGTTTCAATGTTATGTCAAGACGCAAGAGTGTTTAATGCAATGGAAATGGCTGGAACACCATGTCCTTACAAAGGCAAAATTGGTTTAGAGGCCGCAAAAGCATGGGCAGAAGACCCACAGGCAAGACCTGATTACGAGAAGTGGTTAAAAGAAAACAACTTAGAAAAACAAGAAGAGGAATGGAATGATGCTAAAAAGAAAGCTACTGGCCTTAGTATTTTTGGTTTGTTGTTATTCCTACTCTAACGCATACGATCAGCAATATCAAGTAGGTGACACAGGTCCAAATGGTGGCACAGTTACAGATGTAACCATAACATCAGCAATTACTGACTCAACTTCACAGGTTATCGGTGACTTTATAGAGTACACTGACACTTATCTTTATCAAGAAACAATTATTGAATCTATTGAAAGTACAACACAAACAACAACTTTAGTATTGCAAGAAACACAAACCTCTAATTTACTTACAACAGAATTACAAGATACTGGTACAATGACAAATGTTTTTGATTGTAGTACTAAAAATAATTGTTATGGTATGGGAAGTAATGTAGAAATAACTACAGGAAATCAATCAATGAACGGTGGATCAGCGATTGTAGATTTCGATCTTTCAGAATATAATAATATGACAGAGATAGACTATGGTGGTAAAGTATATTCTCATTCGTCAAACGCTACTGTTCCTAATTGTAATCAAACTAATGGTGATTGTAAAGATGAATTTAAAGTAACACTAACATTAAAAAATGGTAATAGTGTTGTAGATACTTATGTTCATAATTATACAAATATGAATTGGCAAGGTGTTCAAGACTATGCGTTTAATCAAGATGTATCTAATAAAACTTTTGATGGTGCATCGCTTGAATTTTACGGAATAGACAGAGGTTATAATACAGGATATTATGGGCCAGGATTTAGTGATGCCTTTCTTCAAGTAACATATTCTCAACTAGTACAACAGATTAATAATATTATTGATTACACAATAATGACCACGATCAAACAAACTCAAGAAAATGTAATTGATTCAGTTTACTCACCACAACCAGTGATAGAGTTTGATTTTGAACCAATAGAAATGGAAGTAGATGTAATTGAATTAAATTTTGAAACATCTACAGATGAAATGATGACTTTTGAAATAGAAATTGTTGAAGTAGAAAACGTTGTAGAAGTAAACATGACAACAGAGTTTGGTGGTGAACTAGAAGTAGAAACAATTGAAACAATAGATGTTGTTGAAATTATGGATATGCCTGATACTGCTATGGAAATGGAAATGCCAGATATTGATATGCAAATGGCAGAATTAGAAATTGAAATGCCAGAGATAGAAATAAATAGTACTGAATCAGTGGAGGTGACAGTAAGTGAAAACAGCGCTACAGAAACTACGCCAGAGACTACAGAAATCGAAGTACAAGAGTCCAATAGTGATGCTGAGCAGTCAGTGGAAGACAACGGAGCAACAGACGAAAGTACAAGTACTGAACCCGATGTACAATCCGAACCTGAGTCAGAGCAAGAAACTGAGCCTGAAACAGAATCCGAACCAGAATCAGAATCAAGTGACAGAGAAGTGGATAACGCAAACGAAAGTGAAGACAGAGAAGATTCTAATGGAGAAGTAGAAGAAAAAGAAGAAAAGGAAGAAACAAAAAAAGAAGAAAGTAAAGAAGAAAAAGTTAAAGCTGCAATCGCAAAAGCAAAACAAAAAGTCGCACAGAAAATACTTGCAAAAATTGTAAGTACAAATGACACAATTGCACTAGATAGCACAAAACTTGCTTTAATGATTGCATTGTCAGATCAAGATGGTTTTAGCACATACCAACAACTAACATTACAAGATATGGAATTTTATCTAGATGACGGACTACTTGACGCATATCTACCTACAAATAATATAAGTCAGTATTTTTTATTTGGTGGTTCAGATGTTTTAATGAATGATCTTGTAAATATGCAGTACGAGTAATTATAAATATAATAGACAAGTAGAGAGGTCAATGATGAAAAAACAAACAGAATTAGAATTTGCTGGTGTAAAAGTAAAAGGAAGTAAGATGCTTCTTATATTACCTTTACTCGGGTCAATCATAGGTGCTCTTTGGGGAGGGTTTGTCTTCTATAAAGATTACTTAGATATGAAAGAACAGATTCTAAGTTACACTGCACCAGACTTATCAGGTTTTGATAAAAGACTTGAAGTTATGGAATCTGAATTAAATATGATAATGGACGAAGTAACACTAGTTGCAGATGTGGCAAAAGAACTTAAAAACGATCTTAGACAAGATATTAGAAGAATAGAAAAAATTGTCGAAGATGTAGAACAAAGAGTAAAAGAAGATGCAAGAGAAAATGTTAAAGATTTTAAAGAACTTAAAGAAGAAGTTGAAAACTCTATTCAAAAAGCGTTAGAAAATCCATTAAACAACATGAGAAAACAATAATATGATTTGGTTATTACTTTTAACAGTAGGCGTTTACGGAGCATGGCGTCTTGTCGATAAAATATCAGACGACTTGAATCCTTATAATTTCGATACAAAAAAGTAAAGGACAGAATTATTGGTAGACCCAGTAACTGCGTTAGCGACAGCTAGTGCTGCATTCAATTTAGTCAAAAGAGGTTTTAGCATTGGTAAAGATATTGAATCAATGGGAAAAGACCTAGGGCGCTGGATGGGCGCTGTAGCAGATATTAAGAAAGCTGAAGAATACAATAAGAAACCCCCAATATTTAAAAAGTTATTTGCGTCTGGTTCAATTGAAGAAGAAGCAATGCAAATCTTCATGGCCAAAAAGAAGGCTGAAGATATGCGAAATGAACTTAAACAAATCATCATATTTTCTAGAGGCCCAAATGCTTGGCAAGAACTATTAAGAACAGAGGGTGATATAAGAAAGAAAAGACAAAAAGCAATATACGATCAAAAGGAAAGAAGACGACAATTACTTGAAGGTATATTACTTACAATTCTTGTCCTTTTAATTGGTGCTACTTTGATTGCGTCTTCTTGGATGATCTTTAAATCACAAGGTCTAATTTAACCCTTGACAATATACTCAATATAGTGTAGATTATATATTGCAGGTTCGGAGTACTAGGCCTAGTAGGAGTTTTCATAACTCACATCGTCAGTAAGATGGCGCACCGCCAACACATTCATGGGCCATGGATGGCCTGCACTAAAAATAGAGGTAAAATTGCATATTGTCCATAATACCACAAAATGTTCTAAATCCGACACGCTAGCATCGCCGCTAGGCCCTGCCGAAGAGGTGTCCGTGTATGATTGTACCCCCGAAAAAGCAGTAAAATCAAGTAAAATTAACCCTTGACATATCACACTAATAGGTGTATTATAATGACTATGTTAAAAGCAATATTCTACATTATTATAGGAATGTTACTAATACAAGTGAACTGGTCTCTTACATTTGAGATATTAGGACACTTTTTTTTAAACCTAGCAAACGGAGGCTAAATGGCATATAATCGTGCAAATAAAAACAAAAGAACTTTTCACAATAAAAGTTTTAATAACAAACCTTTTGAAAAAAAGGAATATGTAAAACCCAAAGGGTTACAAGTTATTGTAAAAAATGGTGACATCCAAAAAGCATTAAGAAAACTTAAACGTATAATTAAGGATGATGGTCTTTTAGATGATATTAAAAATAAATCTCATTACAGGAAACCATCAGAAATTAAAAGAGAAAAGAAAAAGGCAGGTCGTGCCAGATGGTTAAAGAAAAGAAAAGAGTTTAGACAAAATCATGGTTACTAATGTCAAACGATAATGATAATGATAAAGACCCTAAAATTATCAAGGGGCCTTGGTTGGATGAAAACCAATTAACTCAAGAAGTCATCAATGATTTAAATCGATTAGATCAAGAAGAGAAATTTAAAGAACAGGCGAAAGAACAAACACAACCGTTTGAAGAAAGAGTCACTGTAGAACTGATTGAGTATTTTCAAAGATCGCACAAAAGAAAACAAGAGATAAAGGCGTTAGTTGATTTAAATAAGATTAAAGCTGGAATAATCGAAGGTTTAAGAATACAAGAAACAAAACTAAAACAGGTTATTGTAGAATTAGAAAAACGAATAAAAGAGTTGGAAAATAAAAAATGATTATTATTGATATGAATCAAATTAGTGTTGCTAGTTTAATGATGCATTTATCTATGGAAAAAACAAAGATAGTTGAAACAGATAAAGTAAGACACATGATTCTAAATTCTATTAGAATGTATAGACAACAATTCAATGAAGAATATGGTGAAGTTGTTTTAGCATATGATAGTAAACATTATTGGCGTAGAGATTTCTTTCCTTACTACAAAAAGAATCGTAAAAAGGTAAGAGATAATGATGGTAATAATTGGGAAGATATATTTGAATGTTTAAATAAAATTAAACAAGAGATCAAAGATTATATGCCTTACAAACATCTTGAGATACAAGGTGCAGAGGCAGATGATATTATTGCAGTATTGGCAAAAAACATCGATGAAAAAATGATGATTGTCAGTGGCGATAAAGACTTCATACAATTGCATAAATATAAACAAGTACGACAATATAGTCCTATACTAAAAAAATTAGTACAGGGTGAAGACCCAATCGACTATATAAAAGTACATATATTAAAAGGGGATTCGTCTGATGGTATTCCTAATGTGTTGTCAAATGATAATGTATTTGTAGAAGGTATAAGACAAAGACCCCTAAGTAAAAAGAAGATCGAAGCGTGGAAAGAAGGCGAGTTTGAAGGCACTACAGCAACACAAGAAGTTATGAGAAATTATGAACGAAATAAAACACTTATAAACTTAGATTATGTTCCTGTTGAACTCTCTGAAAATATACTTAAAACATTTCACGAAGCTCCATGTGGAGATCGAAGTAAAATATTAAGTTTTTTTATTAATAGTAAATTAAAAGAACTTACAGAAAGTATAGGAGACTTTTAAAATGGCAGTAAATAAAAATATATTTAACACTAATACTAACAGCTCGGGTACGTTGTTAATATCTGAAGTGTTAGATAAAGTACACAAAGCAAAAACAAAAGCAGATAAACTAAAAATTTTGCAAGCAAATGATTCTGCACCACTAAGAATGGTAATCAAATCTTCATTTGACCCAAAAATTGAATGGATATTACCAAAGGGTGAAGTACCATTTAAAGCAAATGATGTTCCAGCTGGAACTGAACATACTAGACTTCATTCAGAGTCAAGAAAACTTTATCGTTTCATCAAAGGTGGTGATGCAGATACACCTCAGTACAAAAAAGAACTTATGTTTGTACAGATGTTAGAAGGTTTACATGAGTCAGAAGCAAGAATGTTAGTAAATGCAAAAGACAAATCTTTACATAAAGTATATAAAGGTTTATCAAAAGACTTGGTTAAACAAGCATTTAATTGGAACGAAGACTTTAATAGAATAGACGCATAGGTGGTAAATTGCAACTTGCAGATTACATTAAAATATACGAAAGTAAATTAAGTAAGAATCTTTGTAATGACATAATTAGTTTTTACAAAGAAAATGCTATTTGGAAAGACTCAACGTTTTCTAGCAACAAAGAAAACACTGGTTCGTCTAGTGTTAGTATGCGAGAACATTGGGTACGACCAGGTAAAAAATTCCACAATGAACTAGACAAAACTTTTAAAGAATGTGTTCATTGGTATACGCAAGAATATCCTAGAATTACACCAATCGCATATACGGCATTTAGAATAAACCACTATGGTAAAGGTGGATTTATGAGAAACCATGTTGACAATATTTACAAAAGTCATGGTCAACAATATGGTTATCCTCACTTAACATCTTTAGTATTTTTAAATGATGACTATGAGGGAGGCGACTTCCTTATGTGTGATCAATCTATCAGACATAAACTCAACCAAGGTGATGTGATTGTCTTTCCTAGTAACTTTATGTTTGACCATGAAGTTGAAAAAGTTACTAAAGGTGATCGATATACCTGTATGACATGGATAATGTAAAATGAACTACATGAACGGAAAATTCAGACACCAAAGAGTATTCTCAACACACATTTTTTCTTGCGATAATTTTTATCCATTTGTAGAAGAATTAAATGCTACTGTTCAATTAGGATACGAACCACATATTCCTAATTGGCAATCTAGACCTAATCTTCACAAAGAAAATAACTTTAAAAATTTTGCAGAATATATTATCGAAGCAAACAAAGAAGTAATTCGTGATAACTTAGGTTATATATTTGATGATATTAGAATTACAGACATGTGGGCAAATGTATTGAAACCTGGTGAGTATCACGCACCACACACACATTCAAATAATTTTTACAGTGGTGTGTTTTATCTAGACGCAGATAACACATCTGGCATTTGTTTTTCTGACCCCAAATCACAAGCAAATGTTATTGTACCCGAATCAAATCCAAATCTAGACAATGCAAATGTTCTAGAATACAAGGCCGAATCGAACCGAATCTACATATTTCCTAGTTGGATTTCTCATTGGGTACCCGTATTAAAAGGGAACAAAACTAGAACATCTGTATCTTGGAACATTCAACTTAAAGGAAACGTAGGAAAATCAACACATTTTCAGAGTGCTTTTTTTGAATAAAATGCCAAATTAACCCTTGACTTAATAGTATATGCTTGATAGTATAGCTATATAACAAGAGAGAGGTTAATATGTACAAAGTAGAAAAAACGGCAGAAACACTATTCAACGGAGTTGATAACATGATGAACGGTGCCAAAGAAGATTATATTAAATGGTCTACTATGGGTGGCAAAGAGTTAACAGGTTATACAAAAGAACAAGTTGATGGTTGGGACGATAAAATCAAAGTAAAAGCTGGACAAAAATACATCAAGATTGTGAGAGACAATTCTGTATTTGCGTTTGTTAATATCAACAATACTAAATTCAAAAAAGGTGATATATTTAAACCTGCGGGTTATAACAAACCTGCTTTGAATGCGGCAAGAGGAAATGTTTTAGAAGGTGGATACCACATTCAATGGACAGGTCCTTTATACTTAAAATAGAAAGAGAGGTGTATAATATGAAAACGTTTTTATTAAGTACTGCGATTTTATCATTAATTATGGCTGTAGGTGCAATCGAAGATTGTGGTGGTCATTGTATGGGTCAAGAGAATTGGGCAATGTTCTTTATCATGACAGGTATAGGATTAGTTTCAGGTCTCTTTGGAATATCTTTACAGGATAAACAATAAAATTTACGAATTGGGTTATGCGACCTCTCAACCTCATCATCAAAATGCATAACCCATACCCACACTATATTATGAGGTTGACTTGAAAAGTGGGTACTATGTAGGGGGGCAACCATTCGGATATGCCCCCCTATTTTTTCTAAAGAGGGAACTATGCCAAAAGTAAAAATTTCACAAAAAGAAAGAGACACAATTTCTCGTAGAAAACACTATGAGTATATTAAATCTTTAGGTGTCAATATTGACACAGATACAGGTATTATTTCAAATGATTTTTCTGGTTATGATATGCCAGATTATCAATCTAATCGATGTTTGATTCCTACCAGTGACAAAATTTCTTATGTATCACCGAAGAAAGCATTACCTAAGTTAGAATTACCAGAGGGAAAGGCAATAAGTATAGCATATAACAAGGGAAATTATCAACTCGTAGATAAGGAAGACTTGAAGAATGACTAAAAAGTTTGTAGGAAATATTGTTAGTGTATCTGGTGGAAACAAAAAACAAAGAACTGAAGTTTTTGAAATGGCATTCTGGTATATTGATAGATATATGTCAAGATTTAGAAGTCTAGAAATAGACATAGAATTAGTTTCAGAAAAGACTCTTGATTTTGAAGATGCTCATGGGTGGGCAGATAAAATGGATAGACGAAAGTTTGAAATAGAACTTAATAAAAATTTAAAAGGTGATGATTTTATTACAATAGTATTTCATGAACTTTGTCATGTAGAACAATGGGCAAAAGGATTGTTATCTGATCTTAACAAAAAAGGTAGTATTGTAAGGTGGAAAGGTCATATTTACGAAAACTTTCCATATACAAAACAACCATGGGAAAGACAGGCATATAGAAAACAAGAAGTTGCTTTGAAGTATTGGAAAAAATATAAGAAAAGCAAGGAAAATAAAATATTGACAATAGATGTAAAATAGGTTATTATAGAATCATGAATATATTTGAATTACATAAAGACCCAGTTATTTGTTCCGAAATGCATTTAGATAAACATGTTGTAAAGATGCCAACAGAGTATTGTCAAATGTTATGTACAGCTCATCGTGTATTAGACGGAACTGAATACATAGGACAAACAAAGACTGGTAGACGAGCAAAAAGGTGGAAACTAGATGATGAACGAGAATATAATCTTATGCTCGCTGGACACATCAAACACCCCGATACATTATGGGTAATGAAGTCAAGATCAAATTACTATAAGTTATTCTTTTTATACATGGCATTACTTGGCGAATACACTTATAGATACGGAAAGAAACATGGTGCAGGTAATTACTCTTTCTGGTTGCAAAGAGCACCAAATAATATACCTGATATTGGTTTAACTGAACTACCACAATGTATGCCAGATTATTGTAAAACTGATAATGTTATTAAAGCGTATCATAAATATTATATCAATGAGAAAAAAGGTTTCGCAACGTGGAAAGGCAAAATTAACGCAAGACCAATTCCGTCTTGGTATTTACAGGGGGAAAATGGACTGGCATAAGTTAGTGGATAAAACTTGGTTTTGGACTAAATGTTTATTTGCAGCTGGATTATTTTCTGTTGCAACATTTGTGTATGGTACATTTAATCCAAATGCAAAAGTTATTAATAATATTCAAAGTGAATATGATGAAAAGTTAATTCAAAAATTAATTGATATGGATTTGCATGAACCATCATTTGAGTATGTTAATAATGTACAGTTTGTTCAAGCAATGCATAAATGTATTGACTTTTTAAATATGACAACTACATATGAAAAGCGTGTACCATATGAAATGATTATTGGACAGGCAGCTTTAGAAAGTGGTTGGGGCGAATCAAGGTTTGCAAAACAAGCAAATAATCTTTTTGGTATTAGAACTTTTTCA